ACCCGAGATTTTCCAAAGTCTGCTGGCTGTCATATAGGAAAATCCTAGTTGCTTGCTAATTTCTCTAAAAGTGCATCCCTTAATTCTAAGATTAATAACGTCGCCTATACGCCCCCAATACTTCTTTTTAGCTTCGGCGGCGTTATACCGATGAGTTTCAATCTTTGGTTTGCCTTTGAGTTTGAAGCTAATCGAAAGTTTATGTTCCATAGAAGGTACAAAACCGTCATGTCCATCTCCACCCCCAGTTATGTTATATCCAAAAATAGGATTATTAGATTGATATTTCCCTATGAAATATCTTTCTTGAGCGTTGAGGTCTTGTTTAGATGCCACAAACCCGGATAACAAGCATACTTCAAACGCCGTTTCTCCATACGCTCGAATAGCTCTATGAAAGTGGGTCTGGCTTCCTCTCTTTGCTTCTTGCTTATGCCTTGACCATCTTTTTGACGGGGTATTTCCCGAAGCCTTTCCGATATAAACTTTTTGATTTACTAAACATCGTACCAAGTATATAATCATACCTAAGTTCCTGATGTTAAATAATTTATAGTTACTCTCCCAGCAGAAAAATATTCCGTAGCACTCAATGTTATATCTTTAGCACTACTCTCACCCTCTACAACATATGTGACAAAGTAAGACTTCAAAGAGGGGGAGGTGGTATCCGCAGGGATGGTGATGATGACCTTTTGAGCATAGGCACTTTGATATTGCGCAGCAAGACCGGGGTCGTTGGTACCGATGATGTAGAAAGAGCCATTCTGTGACGAAACCAAGGGCGTGGCAGCGGTAGACAGGAAGTTGCTTATTGAAGAGGTACGGGCGTAAGCCTGACCCTCATAGAGCAATCCCACAAACGCTTCGGCAGGTCCGCCACTGGGCACCGTGCTATCCGGTAAAATGGGAACGGTAGTGATGAAACTGTGGGCGGGCACCGCTTGTCCGCTAAAGGCCGGGTCATTCGTCAGAGGAGTCCACAGCGTGCCCGTGGGAATAACAAAGCCGATATCGTAAGAACCATCCGACTTGGCGCACTTGATGAGTGGGATTCCCACCGACTTGACGCCACTTATCGCCTGCACCAATGAAACGATGCTGGACTGATACAGAGTTCCCGTAGCGCTGTCCAACGCTTGGTCAATGGCGGTGCGCACAGCGGAGTCTACTGTATCCGGTGAAATGCCACTATTGAGAGTCACCGTCAAGGTGATGTCGATAGGATTGGCAACCATGGCCTTGACAAGGACGCTTGCACCCGCCGCCTTAGTGATGTTTATCTGGTTAACCAAGATGGGAACGAACGAGGGATACTCGGTCGCAGTGGTGAATGCTTCGGTGTAGAAGTAAGACACCAACACCTGCCCACCGTCTGGGATGCGGCTGGTCGCATTGGTGCCGAGATTGCGGGCAATGGTCACTGCGCCGGATGTCGTGTCCACGTTAAGAACAAAGTCCACGTTCTCAATCATGACCTCGTAGGCGGGCGGGCTGACGCTGGTCTGATAGAGGACTTCGATATAGCGGCTGTCATGAGGAACTCCCGCTCCCACCAGTCCGGTGGAGTTGGTGAGGTTGATGGTCCCATCCGTATTGTATGCTGCCCCATTCAACGTCAAATCAAACCGGCCATAACTCTCGGGAAGCCACGTATTATACACAAACCCGTTGTTATCAAGGGAGTTTGCAACGCTGCCATTAAGGGTCTGAGGCTCCATGGAAGCGAAGCTGAGGTTCTCGTGCAGGATAAACTGATTGAAGCTCACCACGACTTGCTGGTTGTTCTGGATGGAGCTTCCGGTCGCTGTCCCCGTGTCGGAGGCAAAAGCATAATCGCTGTGATTGTAAACGGCAGTGAACTGTGTCCCATTGGAGCTTGCCACGGTCACATTCTGACCGTTAAGGAAAGAAGCGGATGTAAGTCCGGCAAGCGTGAGGGGCGCTCCTGCTCCAAAGCTGTTGATGCAATTTACGGTGAGGATGTTGTTGGAGATGGAGATACCTGTAATGGTCTTGGACACGGTGAGTGTTTTAAGGCCGTAGGTAGCGTAGCAGCCGACATAAGGCCCTGCGGGGGTGCCGTAAGGAGACGGCTCTGGCACCAAGGTGTAATCAGACCCGTTGACATACAGGGTAGACAGGTCCGAAGAACGGACTGAGAGGACATCCCCCAAAACACCACTAGGGTCAACGGAGATATCCATGGCGGTGCCGATGGTTACAGGTGTAGTGGTGCTAGCGGTGATGGTCACAGTGATGGGGGTTGTAGCGGTGGAGACCACCTGCACCATGTCACCCGCCTGATTAGACCCACCATTGAGCAGGAAGTCAGAGGTGTGTACGAGGTCCAACAGGGCCTCGGGGATGGTGCCGGTGAAATTCGTCTGCCCGATGACCGAGTTGACGTTGGTGACCGGCTGATTCGTGGGGGTATCCACGAGGGGAGACTGGAGCCGGGCATTCAGGAGATAGGTGCCGTTGAATCCCACGCCCTGCACGGCGGCGAGATTGCTCAGTGGAGCGGCGAGCGTAGGATAAGAAATTCTGACCTGTGTTGCCCCGCTCCCGGAGATGTAGTAGGCATTGGCGCTGGGATTAAGGATGATGTATCCGCCATTGGTGTCGAACTGTGCCTCACTGATATCAAGGAAGAAGGAGTTGGAAAGCCCTTGAACGAGAAGCTCCACTCCTTGGTAGAGAGGCCAATTAAGCGCTTGAAAGTTGGCGCTGGCAACCTGAAACTTGAGTAGGTTGTTGGTAGCCGACACGAGGGTGAGTGGAAGGTAGGTGCTGTATACTCCCGGAGCACTGGCATTATCATATTCAAACGATACGATGTCATCCTCCTCGGAGGAGGAAGTTCCCTGACAGTAAACGTCCACACAACCAAACACGTGCTTTTGCCGAATGTTATCCCAGTCACGAACCATCTCAAGGTCACCGGCTGCTACCACTTCTACCGCAACGATGCCCGGTGTGGATGCTGCCGTGGTGTAATACCCATTGCGGGTTCCCGAGTCCACTCCAGTAAACTGCCGGTTGACAATGCGAGCGGCGAAGTGAGAGTTGATTTCATCATCAACTCCGAAGGTAGCCGCCGCAAGGTTGGTGACCGACCACCCTGCCGGGGCATTGGAGCCGATAGAGTTGATAGTCCCCGCTCCCACATTGGTACTGGAGCCGGTGGTTTGGCAAGATGCCGGAACTGTAACTCCCCACCAACCATACACGGGGTTGTAAAATGAGGCAGCGGAGGATGGGGTGATGGAGGCCGAACCGGTAGTCTGGAAGTTAATGGATGGGGTAGAGGCGTCTCCTGTGGTAGAACAGATGATGCCAGTAGGAAAGGTGGTGGTCGTTGTGGGCTGGCTATAGGTATAGAAAGTGAGATTGACGACCGATGGTGTAGCTCCTCCACGAGTGAGATCCACAGACTGTCCGAGATGGTCGAATTGTTGGTCAATGAATGTCTGAGTATCGGCGGCATTAAGCCCATAAGCTCGGGCAATCTGCTGCTTTATAGGAGAAGCATTAAAGGTGTCACTAACCCCGTTACCACTTACATTATCTATCTGGCTTATTGCCGATACCGATTGGGCGCACCGTGAAAACCACTCACGAACACTCATGTTGCTGAGTTCAATCGACACTGGGTCGATAAGCAAATCTCTTATCTCCGAACGAGGAGTCAAGTCAAGGTCGGGATAAAGCTGAGTCATTTGGGTGATAAGCCGACCGGCGATATCCTGTTGCCGTTGAAGAGCAAGAAAATCCGTAGGGTTAGCAAGAGATAAGTTGACAAAACCACACGTAACCGGTCCGCTTTGCTGACTCTCAAACAGGACGTTATTGAGAGGGCTTTGAACAACCACGGATAGCATTGCATAAAACTGCGTGGCATTATTCACCGCACCGGGAGGAACATCCACGTAGTTATAGGTGTAGGCCACGGTACTGTTCGTGGTAGTTATGATTTCCTGTCCTGTAGTGGGGTCGTAATTAGTCACACTGTTGGTGTTGGTGATTTGCGTATTCACTCGGCTGACTTGGGTCAGAGGAACAACATCTCCATACTGAACATACGGAGGATTCACCCCGGCTGGGTCTGTGGACAACATCACCTTAACGCCGATAGCCCCAACAAAATTAGGCATGAGCCATTCTATCCGACAGCTTACCTGAGATTTATAGGCGTTTATTCCCGAAGGTGGGCCGATAACTTGAGCAAGGCCACTTTGCACTGGAACGATGGTAAATTGCACCGTGGGAGAAATGGCGTAGAAACCCACGTTGAGCCACGTGACATTTCCATCGGATGTAACTACGCCGGATGTGCCAGATTCCGGTGAGGGTTGCGAATAAGTCCCCGTGTAAGCGTAAATAGCCGTAAAACTGGTGGGAGTCACAGAAGCTACGATTACGCTCACACCGTTCAGGAAAGTGGCCTGCAAAAGGTTGTTAAAAGAAACGGTCATTCCCACGGAAAAATTGTGGTTGGAAGTAACAGTCAGCAAATTGTTGGATATCGCTATCCCGGTAACGGGAGCGGACAAATCCGAGGCTGCTCCCGATGTTGTAAACACCGTGGGTTCACTGCTTCCTGTGGACCCAGTGGAGGTGATAACCAACTGCACGTAGCCATTATCATCTACAAACCTATATCCCACGGCACGGGGAGTGCTGGCCTCCCAAGCCATCTGGCTGGGGTCGTAATTACGAGCTAAGAATTGAATAGAAGCATCCCCATAACCAACATCCAAAGTGATGCTGTCAGAAAACTGTGCTACCCCATTTGACACAGTGGGGGTAGTGGTGATTTTTTGAGCATAAGGAAGAGAAACCTCAAGACGCACGTAGGACTGCCCAGCCTGTATGACATACGGAAGAACAGAGGTATCCACCGACATGGCATTAATCTGCACAGGCGGACTGCCGAAAGTGATAACCGGCGTGATGAACGTGAGCGGACTTCCTACACTGGGCGGTATCATTGTTGATTCCCCACTAGCTGCCTAGACGATGTTATCGAAAACGAAACCGAAGGCGGCGTAGTCTGATTGCCATAAGAAGTGACGGCGCATTGGGCGGCTACCGACGTTGGGTCAGGCATCGTTATCGAAATATTTCCTATGTCTTTAAGCATCTCCAAAAGGCTCAAACTCTGCACGGTTCTTTGAGCGGACTGAATGTTTTTGATATTCTGGAGCGCATCCATTATCTGTGAAGAGATGTCTGCTTCGGTAATGGTCACCCCAAACTTCTTACCAATGTAACTCCGAATAGCACAAGTGAACTGAGGATAAAACGGACACGTAGAGGTGAGAACGAACTTCAACACCTTCTGCACCAACTTGTTCGTATCCCAAACTCGCTGCATGGTGCCATACGGAGATATCACAAAGTCATTAAGCTGCCCCGTAGCCGAGCATCGGAGGCAATAATCTTGAAGGGTGATATAACTCACCTCAATCAGGGGAACATACCACCTCACCGGCTTGATGAACACTATTTTGTAAAACTGAGCGCTGGTGTTCAGCCGGTTCTCATCCGGGAGAATCTGATAAGCATAGGGATTGTTAGCTCCCGGCGTTGGAGAAGCCAACTCCCCGCTTATGTAAAGTTGTACGACCTCCTGACCGTTAATCGGAGCACGCATGTTCAAAGCCGGATTTGACGCTAAGTGCAACGTCATAAAATCTGTAGTATCAATTACATACCTCTCCCCGTAAATCGTATGAGGACATGCTTGGAGACCGGTATTGAAGTCATAACTCATGATGTCGAACCCGTTGTTGGTGTTATAACCCCCCTATCCACGATATTGATGGGAGTGGTGGGCTGACTATGATTGGCCTGCTCCAACTCCCACTGAGTCATGTCATCGGCTTGATTAACTCGGGCATAGGGTTGACCTTTGTACAAATTCGCCGAATTGACATCATCCACTAATGTGATTTGATACTCCGGTTTTGCGAAATAGCTGTTAATTTTGGTAAGCAGTTCCGGCAATGTTCTGGGGTTGACTCCCGTACTATCTGCTGGAGAGTCTTGCAAGAAGTCGTTTGCATATTGAGCAGCATCTTCGTTCTTTTCAATGAGACACCGCACCTGATTCATGTAAAAGACAGCATCATCCTCCCGTTCATGAATATACTGCATTCCCTTTTTTATCCGGCTGACCATAACCATAGGGAGATGGTCATTCCCCACGGCATAGTTAAAGTGCCCATTTTCTCCTGGTTTCCACGAGGGCTTTTTGAATGTGGGAGCAAGGCTTTGATTGTGAGAAGCCGGGTCCTCGGGATAGACGGTGGAGTAGTACTGCTCAAGCACCCCCGCCGTTTTACGAAGTTGCTCCGCCCGGATACGATGGAAGGTGGAAATCGCCGCCACATCTCCCGTGCGGTTGTTGACCCACTTTTGGAAGGACTGCCACTGGGAGAGAGCGAAGTTCCCCAGCCAATGGAAGGGTGGTCCGGCGTATGAATATTTAACAGGTGCTACGGCTGCCATATCCTCCCCTAACTGTAGGTTCCGGTTATCGTAGCCACATTGCCACTGATGTAAGTGACGGGCTGGCTAACGATACTGGTCCCATTTAGAATGGTGGAGTTGCCCTCGACCGTCATACTCAGCACCGTGGAAATAGTCCCCGTTCCACTCGGGAATTGGGCCTGAATCGTCCACCCTGTGAGCCAACCGGCGAGTGCCCCCGTACCATAGTTTGGATTGACGGCGATGACTGAGACACCGTTGGTGAACGAACAGCTTGAAACCCCTATCGAAGAGGCTACTCCACTTCCCCCTTGTTGCTGCGGGGAGATGGGCTGACTGAGGGTCACCACAAAGTTGTTATAGTTCGGGACCGTATA